TAACGTCGTCGCAGGGGCCTGTTAGGCGACAGGTCAGGAAAGGGTGGCAAAGGAGGTCTACGGAGGCACCTGAGTCATCAATTCCTGTACTTGTAAGCAACCCAGGTTATGTTAGCGCTGAGAAGCGTTTATATAAATATCAAAATAACCCGAAATTAACGGGTAATAGCGCTGGGAAGCGCTTTGATAAATATCCAACTAATTTGGGCCAAAAGAAACGTTACAGTAGCCCAATGGACAAAGATGCAAATAAAACTTATCCACATTTGCCATTAATTAAAGCACTTGAAAATCTTAGTCCAATTTATAAAGCCATGTATGGCTATGTTGCCGCTCTTGAACATGCAAGAACTGGATATATTTCCTCAACAAGTCGGCAAGAATTAATATACCTACACGAAAATCCACATTTATTTGAACGAGTTCCATTAGTGTGTTATGGTATAATATATGATTTCTTCAGGGATAGATACGATGCATCGTCAGATGATTATAACACTACTGCAGTATCGAAGAATTCATACCCTCTTAATAACATCATGCAAAATAGGATGCATTTAGAAAAATTAGAAAGTCCAACAACCCAAACTTGTTCTACGAGTGATTGGGATAATGAAATTAAAAATTTAGATGATGAAAATGAGGAAGATGATAGAAAGAAAGCATGGAAATGCGGTGGAAAGCATAGTTCCAAACAACTGTTAAATAAATTTATTAGAATCGAAAAACAAAATGTCGATAACGCTTATATTTCTACTTATAAACAAGAACCTAAGGTGATTCTTGTTGAAGAACCTGTTATAAATCTTGAGGAAGAGAAAGCTATTAAAGTATTGAAAGATAATGATGCTTTGGCGATTGTTAAAAATGATAAGATCAAAATTAATAATGATCAACTCGCCCCTTCAAATTTCTCATTTGTAACAATGAATGGTAATATATATAAAACTACACAACGATTTGAAGATTCATTGAGAATATTTACGAAAATTGGATTGGCTTCTGTTGCTACCTCGTATTTAGCCTCTTTGTATGTATTCATAAAGAACAAAATTAAAAATCCTTTTGTTAAATCATTGTTAATTGGATTGTTCGTATATTGTTTGTCAAATATATTTAGGCCTCGAATAGTTTGTCATGTTCCAGTGATGTCTATTCCAGAATGGTATCATGAGTATACCAATAAAACCTCTTCTCAATCAATCACTGAAGTTACAGTGGAATATTTGGGACCCTCAATTAATGAAGATGATGAGGATGATGAAGATGATAAGAGATCGGCCATGATGCGTATGGGTAAAATTGAACATAAAGATGCCCAAGTATGGGATGTTCGAATCACCGAAAAATTTTTGAAAGAGAGAAGTTACTTTTATAATTTAGACTATATTAAAGCTCTGTTTTTTGGTGATCCTAAATATATTGTTGAAGAACGTCGTCGAGATGTTAAAGTTAGTTTAGAATTGATTGCTAACGCTTCAGCTTTAAAAACACTCAATAGAGATGATGACATTGACATTTTACGTTTGAAAATGAAACAATCGATGGGGAATATCAATTGTGTCAATATCCCAAGATCATATGCATTACAAAACCATTTTATACAATCCAACAGTTTAGATGTTGCCCTTTTACAGTTAAGGGCGCTCCGTGAAGGGGCGGATTTTCAGCAAACCCATTAAGAGAGGTAGTCCTATACGGCTACCGTGTTTCGGAAGTAATCACAGTTAAACTTCCGCCGGTTGACCCAAGTTTTAAATTATTAAAATTTAATTTGTCTCAGGGGACTAGTCGACCAGTGATGCGTGTATCGTTGGGTATGCACCAAATTAACTACGCCAACCCTGTACCTGATACAACTAATCAGGAAAATGCTCTTAATGGGGTGATGAAACGTATAGCAACCAAAATGCCTGAAATTGATATGGCATTACATAATGAATTCAAAGAGTTTTCGCAATCTTTTATTCGGAAGGAATTAAGATCATGCAAAATATCACCAACAGATGATTATTCCTTTGAATCTTGGATTGCTGACGCACCTTATACACAATCTAGAAGATCTGAATTAACTAAAGTGCATAATGAAAGAGATCATCTAGAAACTCGAGATTACTTTCTCAAATGTTTTGTTAAAGATGAAAGTTACCAAGAATTTAAATATCCAAGAGGGATATATTCTCGAGCTGATAGATTTAAGACTAAATTTGGACCTGTTATGAAAATAATTGGTGATAGAATGTTTGCTCTTCCATACTTTATCAAGAAAATTCCAGTTGCAGATAGACCTGCACATATAAAGGAATTATATTCTGATCCACTTCTTAAAATCGCTACTAATGATTTTACAGCCTTTGAGGCAACATTCGTTGTGGAAAATATGGAGATTGAATTAGATTTTCTATCTTTTTGTCTAGAAGATTTACCTTGTCATGATGAAATGATGTCTGATTTGAAGAAAATCAAACAAGGGATGAATCGTATGCAGTTTAAACATTTTGTTGTTATGCTTCTGGCCAAAAGATATTCAGGTGAGATGGATACGTCTCTATCTAATTCTGTTTTCAATCTATTATTAATAATGTTTTTGTTATATAAATCTGGAGAAGATTATAAAACATTAATCCCAAAAATTGAAGGTGATGATTCAATAATACCATATTATAATCATCTTGATACAACAATCGTTAAAAGATTGGGCGCAAATGCTAAATTCGAATTTTTCGATGAGATTTCGCATGCTTCTTTTTGTGGATTAGTTTTTGATGTTGATTGTTTGGACATCATTACAAATATTATTCCTGCCTATTTGGATTTTGGGTGGACGACACGTGAGTATACTAATTCTAGCTCGCGATCTAAAAAGACCTTATTACGTTGTAAGGCATTATCCATGTTACATACCTTTCCAGGTTGCCCAATATTACATACTCTTGCTTGTTTAGCTTTGAGGTTAACAAATGATGTTGATGTGCGTAAAAATAAATTTCTTGATCATTACAGGAAAAATCATGTTGATTCACATCATGTTCATAAATTTGAAATTATATTACAATTAGCGCAAGATAAAGCTAAATTAAAAACAATGATTAATCGTGAAATCAATATGAAAACAAGACTATTAGTTGAAAAATTATACAAAATAACTGTTGATCAACAATTAATTATGGAAGATTATCTTAAAAACGTCACAGTTTTAGGTCCATTAAATTTACCATTTATTGATGATTTTTGCAATCCCGATCAAATGAAAATGTGGGATGTTTACTCCTCCGTAAGGGGGACCGAGGGGCTATAATAAGAGTCCGGCCCCTCACCTACAACCAATGATATGAATCTGTGGAAGGTGAAAGAGGGCCACTGAAGTTCGACGAACAGAGCTTCATGATGCAAAATCAAAACGTTAGGACCAAAACTAACAGGAATAATCGACCTGTTAACCCGCCAAACCGGGAAGTGAGATTACAACAACAACAACCAAAGGCACAAAAGCCTAAGCAGAAACAAATGGTATGGAGACCAGTTTCTGATAAACCAGTACAAACCAAATTTACAAATCGAAATGTTAAAAGAAGCAATTTATCGAGTAATTTTGGGTCGAGAAATGATGTGAAAAGACTTCCAGTTTTTACTGAGCAGGTATCACAACCTCTGTCTTCAGCCGCCTGGGCATTATTTCAATCTTATTCATTGAATCCAGGACAAGCGGCTTACTTCCCAGTAGGAAGTGTTGAATGTCAACAATGGCAGAAGTATCGATTTCGCAGTTTTCGGGTCATTTATGAACCGATTGTGAATGAGTACAATACAAACAATGATGGTGCAGGAGAAATAATCATTGGTTTTGACCCAGATTCGTCAGACCAAGCACCTACAACTTATGCGCAGGCTGTTAATATGAAGCCGGTTGCACGCGGAAGACCATGTGATAAAATAGTTTTAGTCATACCGCAACATCTTTTGAAAGGACAAAGCGATGCATATTTTGTAAGACATGCCGGTTTACCTGGAGGAAGTGACATCAAAACATATGATATTGGTCTAATTAATATTAGTGTCGTCGGATCAGGCACAACTGGTTCAACAGTGTTGGGAAATATCTTTTTTGAATATGAATTGGATCTTCTAAGTCAACAGATTGCCCTCACTACGAACTCACCTGCAAATAATGCTGTTTCTTTCTTCAATTCAACAGGACCTGAAGCGAATACAAACGCAACTCCTTTACAAGTATTATTTGCTACTACAAAGGCCAATGGACTTAATATTATTAATACTAATGGTTCATTCGTGCCCCCACCCGGAAATTATTTGGTGGATGCCACAGCTGCAATAGAAGATACAGCTGCTGAAGCAGTAGCCGCACAATTTATTGTGAAGAAAAATGGAACCCAAGTACAACAACAATACAAAGGGATTTCAAATCAAAATGCTACTGGAGGCGGAGCTGGACAAGAGTATATGTTATTCCAGTCCGTTTTTGTTTCGTGTAATGGCACAGATGCAATTACTATTATAAGTTTAATAGATGGTGCAGCCGGCACGTTAACAACAGTGGGAACAGTCCGTTTTACTGCAATTTAAGCAGCCCCACATATTGCGCCTTATACTGGGGCGCGAAGGTATGTTAATGGTTAAGAAAGTAAATAAGCCCATTACGCCGCTTTGAAGTGTTGCAAAGTAAATGTCAGGTTTATGCGCGAGGTTACGTAGCGCTTTATTAAGAACTTCGTGACGACACCGACTAAGTTAATGTGTATAAACTATTATGATGGGCAGTCAAACTTTG